TGATGCGGCGAAAACGGGCGCATTAAAAAAGGGCGCTCGGTTAGGAGCGCCCAGTTGAAAGGAGACACAATGAACGGGAATGCAACGTCACTGTGACTACAGAATAGACTGAAATCAGTCGGCTTTTCGAAAAACTTCTATGCCGCTTCTTTCAGTGCTTCGCCGGCCTTGTCGTCGCGGAAGCGAACGGCGCGCGGGTGTCGGAGCGAGCCGTCGGGCGTCACCTCGTTGAACTCGATTTCGAGCATTCGGCCGAGGAGCTTGAACCGATGCGCATGACGCTTCACGACCTCAAAAGTCGTCGACCATCCAGGCTTGAAGCCAACTTTCGCGACAATGCCGAGGATCATTTCGGCGTCGTGCTTCCAGTCTTCCCAAAGCTGATCACGCTCTTCGCTGGACCAGCCACCACCGACGCGCACCTTGACGCCCTTGTGGTCGACGATCACGCCGCCCAGGCGGTCTTCGTTCTCGGCGTTGGTCTCGCCGTTGAAGAAGCCGACGACGAAGAGGTCGATCGTCTCCTCGGGCTTGATCTTCAACCAGGTGTGCGACTTCTTCTTTTCGTATGCACCGTCGTAGGTCTTGACCATCGCGCCTTCGAGGCACTTGGGCTTACCGGTCTGCTTGTCGACCAGAACCTTGAGGAGCTCGGCCTCGACCTCCTCATCACCGCGGGCGATGTAGTTGGCGATCGTCTGGCTGATGAAGCGCTCATAGATTTCGTTGATCTCCTCATGCGAGTTCGCATGATAGACCGGCGTGATGAAAACCGGCGCCTCGGTGAACTGGCGAACCATCGTGACGAAGGTCTGCAGCAACGATCGCCGCGTCTCGTATGGCACCTGATACGGCTTGTTGCCAAGGAAACCGGAGAGTGGCAGCAGGTCGAAGCTGTGCAGCTCGGCGTCATAAGCCTTCTGAGACTTGCGACGCATAGCGCCTGACGTCGCAAACAGGCCGTTGATCGCCTCGGTATCGAGCACAAAGGTCGGATGATCATTGGCGCCGTCGAAAAGAACGAGCGCCAGGTCGCGTAGATCGGGGCCTGGATCTTCATTGGCATCCCGAACCATCTTCAGGACTGCCTTTGCCGCTTCAAGCAGCGGTGCGGCGAGATCCTGGAGCGCCGGAATGGCCTTGCCGGAGCGGGTGAAGAAAGCGCCCTTCCCTTCCTTGGCAATGAACGTCACTCGCATGCCATCGAGCTTCGGCTCGACTGGAACTGGGAACTGCGTCACGCGGCTCTCTTCGTAGGGATGAGCGCGCATCACGCCAAAGGACGGCAAGAAGCCCGGCAGAACGGTTTCGATCGTCGTGTTGGCAATGCCGGCCTTCAGATCCTTGTTGAGGATCAGGAAGAGGATTTCACGCGAAGCCTCGTCGAGCGACTGGAATGCGAGATCGACACGCTGTTTCGCTTCATTGCCGGACCACTCGCGGGTAGCCAGCTTTGTCAGAAGGTCACCCGCATCCTCGATGCCCAGGTATTCATCGAGCGTTGCCTGCGCCGGCATCTTCTTCACGGTGATGCCGAACGTGATGAAGGGATCGTAGGTCCACTTCAGGATGAAGCGCCCGAGATCGTCATCGAGGAGCTTTTCGAGACCGGCTTGCTTGTCCAGCCGTCCGGGCGAATTAGCGATTTCGCGAATAAGCGAAAGAGCTTCGGTTGCGTTCAAGGGTTTCTCCTTATGCTGCGGCGTTGATTGCGGCCGACATGTCGCCGGTGCGGGCTGCCTGGTTGATGATGTCGTTGTTGGGTTCGGTTCGCTTTCCGACCTTGATCGGCTCGCGGGTGATGGTTGCGAATTTCTTCGGCTCGACATACGCGGTCGACTTGCCGCCTGCGCCTGGCGCCGTTCTGAGCTGGGCCTCGATGCGCGTGCGGGTCGTTCTCAGCCGCTCGCGCTCGGTATCGGACAGGGCGAAGCGTTGCAGCTCGCGCTCGATCGGGATGACATTCCTGATCCGCTCAAGCACATCGGCATGCAGCTTGCCGACCTTCGGCTCCTTCGAGCCGTAGTCGTCGGAGACCTGGCCCTTGCCGTGACTGATGTTCTTGACGATGACCGCAGCCGGACACATGGAGCAGTTCATCGCGGCCTGGCAGCCCTGGCGCTTCTCGACGTGCTTGCCCATCCAGACGGCTTCGCGCAGCGCCATGCAGGCTGCCATCTTGGTGTTAGCGTCGAACACCGGGCAGTTGAACTGAAACTGGTTTTCGCTGGACAGCGTGAGATAGTATCCCATCAAAATCTCCCGAAATTCTCGTGTGTGGTTGTCTCGGCGTGCGCGATATCGGCAGTCATCCCGAAACGTCTCTTGTAAGCCCGGCGCAGGACGACCCTGCAGCGGCATTCAGCGACGGTCTTGAGCGTGAGCTCCTGAAAGATCAGCGGCATGTCGTTGCGCTTGATGACCTCCTCGATGAGGCCTTCCTTCTGCCGTTCCCAGGTCGCCAGCGACATCTTCTCGACCCGACCTGTGAAATTGAGGGCGAAGTCAGCGGCGTCCATCAGAACATTCCGAAGCGCGGATTTTCGGAGTAGGTCTTGACGGCCTCTTCCTGCTCGCGCTCTTTCTCAGCCTCCCTCGCCTTCTTGATCTCGGCCTGCGAGAAGGTGCGCGCGGGCGGCTCGCCGATATATTTGCCGTTCTCGTCGAAGCGGTTCGGATCGAGCTCGCGCCGGCCGGTCACGTCCATGTTCGGAATGACGTGCTGAAGCGCGGAGCCCGGCAGCTTCGGCCAGACGGCAGGACCGAAGGCCATGCGCAGCTCGCCCTCGGAGTTGATCTGCTTAATGTTGGAGCTTTTCTTCTCGTAGCCCTTGCGGAGCTTGGACTCCACGAGCGCCTCGAATTCTTTCTCGGCCTTGTGGCGAATGGCGAACTTCTCGATCTTGATCTCGCCGAGGACACCGATCTTGCCCCAGCGGCGAATGATGACCGAGTTGCCGCTGGTGTCACTATGCAGCAAGGTTGCCGTGTAGTGCTTGTTCGAGCGCCCGCCGTCGCTAAACTCCAGCGAATACTGCGCGAAATCAAGTGGATAGCTCATGTCTCCGTTTCTCTCTTGTTGTCGTGCTGTTCTTATAGCTCTGTTATGCACGGGTTGTAAGTAAATATTGACTTATCAGTCAAGATGCCTTCGCAGCTTTCTTTTTCGCCGCGTCCACTGCGTATGGATTGCGCAGGCGCCATTTGACGTCGACAGCCGGCGTCCAGAGCGTTGCGGCATAGTAGGCCTTGCGCACGATCTCGCCGGTGACTTCGTTCGGGTCTTTCTCGAAGGGCAGCAATGCGATGCGCGCCTTCATACCGATCGACGTCAGAAGTTTGGCAGCATCGAGCGCAGCAATCAGCGCCTTGACCTCGCCGTCCCACATGATCGTGACCATCTTCACGCCCTGGCGCTTCAGGATCAGGAAGCGGCCGAGCTGGTCATCGCCGGTCGTTGAGCCATAGGAGAGGTGCTTGCCGAACGATCCAACTGGAACCACGCGCCGAAGCGTGACGTCTTCGTCGAAGGCGATCTTGATGGCCGCAACGTCGAAAGCGCCCTCGCCCATCACGACTTCGTCGGTGAGCTGGACGTTCTGGCCGTTGAGCAGAAACTTGCCGGTGCCTGGCAGGCCCTTCGGGAAGAGGTATTTGCGATCGACGAGCTTGGCCGCCTCGCCTGTCGTCAGATCGCGGCCCTGGAATGTCTTCAGCGTGCCGTCGAGATCGTAGACGGGGATGATGACGCGGTTTGAGAACCATTGCTGCTGCAGCCGGCCATCGTCGTCACGGAAGGCCCAGGAGCCATACTGGCAGTAGCGGAACCCGAAATACTTGGCATATTCGTCGGTGATGCCGCGCTGTTCGAGGTAGAGGAGATTCTCGCCCTCGGGCGTCGGCAACTCTACCGAATAGGGCAGCTTCACCGTGCTGTTGTCGACGGCGACGGTCGCCATGCGCTTCGGACGCCAGCCCTGTTCGCGCATGATCTCCTTGGCCTTGTCGATCGTATCGCGCCAGTTGTCGTAGCCGAAGTGCAGCCGGATGAACTTGGCCTTGTTGAAGGTCTGGTTACAGACAAAGCAGTTCCCCTGCCCCGTGTCGGCGTTGAGATAGACGCGCGATCGGCCGTCACCGCAGTCCGGGCAATATTTGGCGTTGATCTGCATACCAGAGGATCCACGACCCATCTTGTAGGGCAGGCTCTCCCGATCAAAGAGAAACTCCAGGTCGAGGTTCTCGGTGATCTCCTGGAAGATGCTGTCGCTCATACACGCCCCATGACCTTTGTGAGGAACTTGAGCTTCTCGCGGTCCTGCCTGATCAGCAGTGAGAAACCGTCCTCGGTGTTTCGGGATGCGACCCAGGTCAGACGCGCCTCGCCCGACTTCTTCTCAGCGTCGGTAGCGTTGATCGCGATGACCACGTCAGCGGTTCGGATCTTGTTGAAGTCCTCGGCAACGTCGGTCATCTTGGCCGTGTGAGCAGCAGCGCCGGCGCGGTTCGTCTGGGTTGCCGTCAGAAGCGCCAGGTCGTGCTCGAAGGCGATCGCGCGCAGGTCGATATAGATCGAGCGCAGGTTGTCGATCATGTTGTCGGAGCGATATTCCGCGGCCATGATGTCCGCGTAGTCGACGGCGAGCAGATCGAGGATCAGACCTTCGGAACGCCAGCGTTCCAGCAGCCGGTTGATCGCCGACGGCTTCAGCGTGCCGGAAGCGAAGTCGCGGAGCCTCAGTGCGCCGGCCTTGGCCTGGGCCGCCCTGATCTTCTGCTTGACGGTCTGCGGGTCGTCCTTCAGCAGCCGCATTGCAGTGTCTGAGATATTGGCGTCGAGACGATCGGCGATGATCGTGCGCGCCACTTCGAGCGACAGATAGGCCGTGTGATAGCCGAGCAGCGATGCGTTCTTGGTGAATTCCCCAAGCGAGAGGGACTTGCCGGCCTTCGCAGCGCCCATCATCAGCGACATTTCGCGACGGCCCCAGCCACCGTGATAGAGGTTCGCATCGATCTCGGCGTAGCCCGTGGAGATCCCGCGCTTGACGATCTTGCCGGCCTTCCAGTCCTCGCGGATCTGGGTGCGGCTTTCGATCTCCTCGAAATAGTCGTAGTCGCCCTCGTCCTGTTGCAGGCCAACGGCGAGCGCTGCCTTCTGGACCTTCTCAATGCCGGCGAAGTCACCCTTCTGCAAAAGCTCGACGGTCTTCAGCACCGCCTGCTCCATCGCCGTGTATTTGGCGAAGTCAGCGACCTTCTCGGCGACATAGGAGGAGTTCGACAGATCGGTCTTGACCGCG